AACCGCTAAAAAATTGAATATCTCTGCTTATCAATATATTAATGACCGTATTACTGGTCTATACAGTATGCCTTCTCTGGCTTCTTGCATCCAAAATCTCTTTACCCCGACTTTTTGAGCGGATACCTATTTTTATATTAACTAACTGATTTTCAATACTTTATATTATTAGGCACTGTTAGGCACACTTTTAAGCCTTTTCCTATGGCATTCCTTATTTTTTAAAAAAGGTACTATTCCCCCCGGATCATTTCTTTCAAAAACTTTCCCAATTATTTTGCAAAAGGTAGAAAAATATCTACCTTTGTAGAGTCAATCAGAAAGCAGTTCATATGATAAAGAAAGTAAAGGAAATGATCAAAATCATTGAGAAGGATGGCTGGTATTTAAAAGATCATCATAGTACCAGTCACCGTCAATATACTCACCCTGTTAAAAAAGGGAAAGTGACCATAAACGGCAAACCCAGCGATGATTTGGATCATTTTTTAGTTAACAGTATTCTGAAACAAGCAGGATTAAAATAATCCCGCTCAAAAACATGATTATGGAAAATACAGTTACAGTGGAAATTTCTTATTCCGGACGAAATTTTGGTGCCTGGGTACCTGTTTTGCCCGGATGTGTTGCTACAGGTGCAACTCCTGATGAAATAAAAAAGAACATTGAGGACGCTATAGCCTTTCACGTGGAAGGCAGCCTGAAGGATAATGATGAGATACCCTCTGTTTTTAAAAGAAAGTATCATGTAGGATATAAATTCGATACGGAGAGCCTGTTGAACTATTATAAAGGAATTTTTACCAATAGTGCCCTGGAACGGGTAACCGGCATCAATCAAAAGCAGCTACAGCATTATTCTTCCGGTTTAAAGAAACCCAGGCCTGCGCAAACCAAAAAGATTGAAGCTGCTTTACACAAATTAGGCAGTGAACTGATGGCCGTAGAACTGTAGTTTTTGATTGACATTTAAAGCTACCGGCTGAACCCACCTTATTTGGTGGGTTTTTTAATGTTTTCTACTGTCCTTTCCTTTCCCCTCTTCTTCCGGCAATTTTACCCATGTGGAAACAACCATTACACTACAGGAAGTGCTCAGATACATGGATGCCGGCAAACATTTCAGCATAGCGTTTATTACGTGCGACCGCAAAAAACAAACCGGCGGCGAATGGATTTTTATTGACCGGGCGGTAAAACATGATTTCCTAACCCGTGCAGAAACAGACCAGTTGCAAAAATCGGCGCCGGCCACGCAGATGTTTCATAAAAATCCCAATCATTACCAAAACAGTACCCGAAACATCCGGATCATCAAAAATTCGGAACTGCGCAAAATCCATATCCGTCTGATCACTGAATTTAATGGGATGGTAGTCACTTAAAAAATCTGACACATGGAAATAATTAATGGAATAGGTTACAGTTTTCGTCCCAATGCTGTTTTCGTAACGGCCCTTCCTGGTTATGGCCCTGATGCGGGGGAAGATACTACGGCAGCTCCCCCGCTGGATCTTACTGCATGGCCCTGGAGCCCGTGGGGATCACAAAGTAATAACCTGCTGCCCGCGGAGATGGCCAAATATATTGAAGAATGTGGTATCCTGAATGCGGCGTTGAATGCTAAAAGCATTATGAGTGTAGGTAAAGGCATTCAGCCTTATCTGCTAAAGGACATTGACGCGGACGGTAATGAAGACCTGTTATGGCTGAATGATGATGAAATTCTTTCCTGGGTGGAGGATAACGGGTTATTTGAGAAAACCCTGGATTTTGCCTATGACCGTATTGCTTACGGCTGGCGCGCAGGTACCTTCATTCTTAACCGGGAGAGAAACAAGATCAACCGTGTCATCCGGAAGGATGTGTATGACTGCCGGCTGCAAAAAAAAGATCCTATGAGCAAGGACCCCGACCTGATCCGTAACCTGTACCTCTGTAGTAACTGGGATAAAGTCGGATATAACCCTAAAGAGCCTAATGCTAACACCGGCGACTGGGTAGTAACGATTCCCGCGCTGAAAGAAGGGTATGAAACAGAAGACCTGAAAAAACACAAAAGTGGTTTTGAATTTGCTTTTATTGACCGGCCACGGCGTAACGGACGGCAGTATTATCCTTTGCCATTGTGGTGGTCAGCCAAAGAATGGGTCAAAGTGGCCCGTGAAATTCCCCTCCAGAAAAATGCCATCTTTCAGAATGCTATTATGTTGCGGTATATGGTCACTATTGCTGACCGGTACTGGGTGGATGTTATAGACAGCCGCTGGGGTACCCTAAGCGAAAAAGAACGGGCCGATAAGCAAAGCCAGACCTATGACAGTATTGACAAATGGCTCAGCGGTACGCATAACCAGGGTAAAAGTCTGTTTGCCGGTACATATATCGAATCAGGCATACCAGAACCGCAACAATACATAAAAATTGAGGCGCTTGACGATAAGTTTAAAGATGGCAAACTGCTGCCGGACAGCAGCGCTGCTAATGTAGAAATCCTGATGGCATTACTGATGAACCCGGCTTTCATTGGTGCCGGCATGACGGGTGGCGCCAGCCATGGCAGTCAGTCCGGGGGAAGCAATATCCGTGAAAGTTACATGACCCAGATCATGCTGATGGAAGCGGAACGGAAACAGACTGTCCGGATCATGAACATTGTGGCTGAATATAACGGATGGAATAAAAAATACAATAAAAGCGCTACTTATGACGGAGACGGGAATATTATGAAACCGGGACGCCGGCTGGTTTGGCGTTATCAATCCGGTATTCTTACTACCCTGGATACGGGCAAATCCACTAAAGCAGAAAATCTATAATATTATGGCACTCATTTCCGATATACAGGATTTTAAAAAATATGTGACTGTAACAGTCACCAGCCAGGCAACGGCCACTATGCCTAACATGGACATAGCCGATGAGGATTATCTCTGGCCGGTGCTGGGTGAAACAGTCTATGAAGCTATGTTGCTGCCGGCTAACAATTCAGCTACCTGGTTACGCCTGCAGGAACTCTGTAAACGGGTAGTAGCACCTATGGCGCTGGCTGATTTACTGGCTAAAAAACAGGTAGCTGTCAGTGATACCGGTATCCACAGCACCAATAGTGAAAACCTGGTAGCTGCCCACCGGTGGGAGTTTTTGGAACTGCGGGATAGCCTGTTTAAGGATGCTACCCGGGCGCTGGAAAAACTGTGGCAGCAGTTGTATGATCATGGAATAGATTACGGCTGGGAAAATCCTTTGCCACGTAAAACGCTCTTTACCAGTGGGCTGCAATTTTCCCAATATTATTTTATTTCATCACCTTATGTAATTTATGCGGCGCTATTGCCTATTATAGCTGAAACAGAGGACCAGCATGTATATGCTAACATGGGTAAGGACTTTATTACAGCACTCCGAGACAAAACCACTCCTGACAGTTATGAGACGGAACTGTTACGGCTGTTACATATTGGTATTGCTAACCTGTCAATCTCGACCGCCTGCCGCAAACTGGCAGTAAAAATATCCGAAAAAGGTTTTACTGTGCTGATGGGTGACAGCGGTGATCAGCCGTATAAGGGTGACCAGGACAGTTCTTATACGTTGAAACAGGCACTGGAACAAAGAACGGGGAATGATGGTAAAAAATATATCTCTGAAGCAATCGCTTATCTGAATGCCAATGCCAGTGAGGCAATATTCCCGGATTATTTCAGCAGCAGTTATTATGTAAACCCCAATGCACCAAAAGCCGATGATCCAAATAAAAACCGGCGGGGTGTATTTGTAATGTAAATAATATGATCACGTTTATTTCTTCCTATACCAAAAAGCGCTACCGGATGGCTGAAAATTTTTCAGAACTGACCGCAGGGCAGTTATGCCGGATCGCAGGGCTGCTGTTAAGTGGTATGGACCAGGATACCGCCAGGCTGGAAGCCTTACGTATCCTGCTGCGGATGAACCGGTTGCGCTTTTACTTTCTGAACCTGGGATTGAAAACACAGCTTTTCGATCAGGTAGAATGGCTATTTGAGAAAAACCAGGTAATTACCAATCTGATCCCCTCTTACAGGCGAAATCTGTCTGTACGTTTATACGGGCCTAAACAAAAACTGATCAACCTGCGGATGTCGGAGTTCCACGCCTGTGAGATGCGTTACCGTATGATCCTTGACCAGGTACCTGGTGCATTGGAGGAACTGATCGCCATTCTTTACCGGGAACCGGTGCCAGGATACGACCGTAAAAAAGATTCAGCCGGTGATATCCGTCAGCCTTATAATGGCAATACCGTTCCTTACCGTGCCGGCCTGATCCGGCGTTGGCCGGCCAATGTAAAATATGCTGTTTTATTATTTTATGATGGATGCAGGCAACTAATCATTGACCAGCATCCGGAAGTATTTACCAGCGGCGACCAGGATACCATCAGCAATGAAGATCAGTTCCAGGGTATGTTTATGATGATTAGGGGGCTGGCTGCTGACGGTAAATACGGCACGTTTGAAGAGGTGGAACAGTTATATGTCTATACTGCACTCAATGAACTGACCCAGCTGATCCAGGAAAACAAGGAAATGGAGGAAAAACTAAAAAACCCTACCCAATCATGAGTTTTTATTTAGACAGAATCAATTATTTTTCCGGGCTGGCTAAGGCCGATCCTTCTATCCGGTACCAGGTAACTGAAAACGGCACCCCGCGTAATTCATTTTTCAGTGTCAGCGATGAAATACAATTACTGGCAGCACTGAAAGAAAATATTGCGTGGCCTTTTGTTGCCTGTTTTGCCATCAGGGCCAATATGGCGAATAATGACGGGAGTATTTTTGACAAGTTTACCCATACTTTACGTTTTTATACAAAGGCTGTCCTGAATGATAGCACCGGCACTTTTCAGCATGAGGCCATCGAAGCGGCTTATGACAGCACTTTTGATATCCTGGAACACTGGAAACGCCGGATACTGGCTGATAGCTGGGATGATGATCTGTGCGGGCCATTGGAAAACGCAGATATCAATACTTTTCTCACTTTAAAGATGGATCAGTTCGGAGATTATTTTTATGGCTGGCAACTGACTTTTGAAGAGATCATTTTTAAACAGGATTACAGTATCCCGGAAGCAGGATATTGGACCGAATAAATTCATAACCATGGCAACACGCGTAATTGAACGTCCTCCCCAATTTAATTTCAGTAAAAACGAGATCAGATATATCTTTCAGACGGATGACCTGGCCACGCAAACTAATGTTTATGTTCAGATTCAACTATATTACAGCCTGAACTTTACGACACCGGTATTGCTGGGTACTTTTAACCTGCAACCGCTGGCAAGCGGACTGACTTATTTTTATGCCAATGCTTACCTGGATAGTTTGTTACAGTTTGACCTGCCGGTGAACGGTAGTCCTGTCACCCCTGCTACAGAACAGCACCTACAGACTTATGTCTATTTCCGGGAAATCAATGACGCTAATCCGGCACCTGTATTTATTAATACGGAAAGCAGCCACATTCGGACCGTTATAAAAGGCGGTATAGAAAAACAGAAATGGAGCCGGGATAATTTCTTTGTCAATTATGTGGCCACGCAAAAACCCTTTTTTACCTGGCAGCCCAATGAAAAATATGTACAATATGATGAAGCAGTCTATCTGACTGTCTTTTTACAGGATTCTACCATCAGCACCAAAGCGCTGCAGGTGGTGGCTTATGATAAAACCGGTCACAGTGTTACTTCCTATAGTAATCTCAACGGAAGTAACGCTTTTTTATACCACCTGAATATTTCCCCCTCATTTTTGGGGTTGGCCAATAATCTTTACTGTTACCAGGTAGCGGTGGTAGATCAGGCGGCACATACTACCTATTATACCGAACAAAGGCAGTTTTATTACGATTACAGGCCATTATATATTACCTATGACCTGCTGTTTATGAATAGCCTGGGTGGCGTAGATACCTTACGCGTTCGCGGAGATACCACCAAATCCTATAACGCAGATTATATTGACGCGGACGGCGGTCTGAATGTCAGCGACTGGAGCAGCACCGTAAAGCCGGCTGACAGGTTACAGGCAGGGAAATACCGGGAAGATCATTTTAAGGCAGATGCCGGATGGTGTGTGGATGAAAGCGCTCAGGACCGGCTTTTGGAACTGCTGATGAGCCCGGCTATTTATATGTACAAAGACAGTCGGTATGTCCCGCTGATCCATATTACCAAAAGCAACGACCTGCGTAATGCCAGTGATAAAAAATTCTCTTTCCCGCTGGAATGGCAGATAGCGATTAATCATGAAGTATTCACCCCGGATGATGTAAACCTGGGAATTATTACTACAGATACGGAAACCTATGCTTAAGATTCAATACAACAGTGAGTTTTTAGACCTGACAAAAGATACAGCGATAGAGTTAGAACGGGATAGCCCCTATTACCTGCTGGATAGCGTGCTGGGGGAATTTACCATGACGCTCACTATTCCCTATACCCCTAAAAATGCCCGCTTACTGGGTACCATCTTTTTTGATTACAGCATTAAAGCAAAAACGCCTTATACCGTCAGCGTATATGATGACGCTACTTTCCGCTATCAATGCCTGTTAATCTGTACTACCACCAATACCGATAACGGAATATTGGGTAAAGGAAATGTACAGGCCTACCTGCTGAATAATATCAGTGTCTTTTATGATCAGATCAAAGACAAACTGATGAGTAAGCTGAAATACAGCGGTATTCTCACTTTTAACTTTACTACGGACAACGTAACTGACGGCAGTAACGGTTATATTCAGCACTTCTGGAATACCGCTGCCAATTTTGATACGGTTGATTATGTAGTGGCTCCCTGCAGGAATGATAGTGCCACTACGGAATATATCAACCAAATCGGCGGATGGCAGAATTTTATCAATATCACCCAGAAAACTGATACTACCACTACCTATCTGACAGGTACCTATTATGTGCCGCAGCAAAACGTTTATCCTTTCCCCAAGCTGACCAGCACACTTTATTATCTTTTTAAGGAATTTGGGTGGACATTGGATACCAGCAATATCATAGACACCGACTGGAAAAAGCTGGTCTTATATAATGCCAATCCCCTCCAGCTTTTTGTGAACCAGTACCCGCTTAGTGATGCTTATCTCCCATCTATCAGTTTTTCCATGGCACAGTTTTTCAGCCCTGAAGTGAAAGTGGTGGATTTTCTATTAGGAATTTTTAAGCGGTATAACTGGATACCTCTGTTTGACAGTATCTCCAAAACATGTATACTGGTAGCCGCAAAGGATTATAAACAGGGCACTTTGAAGGATTTTACCAGGTACCTGCAAAATGCCGTTTCTAATGATTACAGCGCTGATCAGCGTATCCTGGGATGGAAAATAAACTATGGCGGTAATGACAGCGCTATTACTACCCCTGACTTTACCAATTTTACCCAATTCACGCCGGTAGTGAATAAAAGCTATTTACCTACCCCCGCTGCGCAGTATGATAACGCGCTGATCTATAGCTGGCAGGAAAATCAGTGGTGGCAGATTACCATTGATACTACCGTCACACCTGCGGTAAGAACCTGGTCTCTTTTTGGGGATAATATCTATGATTATCAACCCGCTAAAAATTTTACTACCGATAGTTATGAAACGATTATTGGCACGATGCCCTCTTATCGGACCCAGATTGATGTTCATGGTACTACTATTTATTATGGCTATTTTCCCTATTGTAACCAGGACAGCAGTAAAGAATTTGGGGTGAGAACTTTATTTTTTCATGGCACCGTGAATTGTACTCAACAGGTTAATAATGGGATCAATGTACCGAGTGCTTATCAATATCCGCTCCTGAGCAGTTTGTGCAGTGATAATCTGGGTTTGCCAATAACAGCATGGAGCAACGTATATACGCATGTTAATCCCAATACTAAAAAAGACTGGGGCATTTATCAGTACTGGTGGAAAGATTTTTGTGATCATACCAATGTCCTGGAAGCGGAGACAATCAATCTTAACCTGCCGTTACATGAACTGGTGAACCTTAAGTGGACAGACAGAATCCTGTTTAAAAACGTGCCTTACTTCCTGCAGCAGGTCATTGAACCGATTCCCTACAAAGGTTTTTTACAGGCTGTCAGGCGCAGGATATTACTGGATTTGAATGAAAACCCGTCACAGTTAAGCATTGGGGGCAATCCGCTGGTTTATTTAAGGTTTGAATGGGCCAATACGGGAAGTTTTGATGATTTGAATATTGATTGGACCAATGGCAAAGGATTTGGGTTTGACAGTTATAATTACGAAAGGGACAAAAATATGATAGGTGCCCAGGCTTTGATCAAAGCTTATTCTGATCCTGCCGGCACCATTCCCATGGAAGTAGTTAATCTGCCGGTACGCATATTTTGTTTGCAGGTCCGTTCAGATACCAATGTTGTACAAGCTACGGTAACCCTATCCATAGTGATGAATGGCAGCAGTTATAATCTGTATGATGCTACTTACCTGTTAACCCAGGCAGGAGTTGCCAGTCCCGGATATTCCAGGAAACAATATGATTATTACATGGTAAATGCCACTCCCCCGGTAATACACTCCGTAACCTATCAATATCCTATGTTGGCCAAATATCTGCTGGATGACAGCAGCCAGGATTACTTTGTGCTCTAAAATCCTACTGTCCTTTGTGCGGCGGACAATGTCCGCCACTTTTATTTCATGAAACTGATTGAGAAATGGCTCTCTGGCAGCAAGAACTTTTATACAGGCAAAGCTTTGTATACTACGTTTGGCAAGGATGAAAATCTATTGAGACTTTTAGAGAAAGGGCCAGCCATTATTAGCCAGCAATTATTAGAAAAAGCCCTGGATGAAATTAACCGGTTACCTGAAAAACCGGTTATCGCAAAAGAAACTGCTCCCATGCCGGACAGCCCTGATCAGGTGTTGCAGGCCATTAAAAATGAATGGATGTTACCTTATCAGGCTATGAATTTTAAACGTCACAGGTTGCAGTCATTTGGAAAAAATAACTGGCCGGAACAGATAATGGTGCGCAAAGAACTGGCTTTTGAAATCCTTGCCCTGGAACAGGAATGTATGCGGATATGGGCTAAGCGGGATTATTATCTGAAATATGGGAAACTGCCTGATCAGCAGGAACAGAAACTAATAGTACCCACTGATCCGGTAGAGCTGGGCAAAAAAATTGAAGCGGTGAAACGCCGTATCCGTGACTGGAAAAAGAAAAGCCAGAATAACCCGGAAGACCCTAAAGCCATTGCAACTTATGAGCAATATAAAGATCAGTATAAAATACTGACCGGGGAATTGTATGAGGAGGTAAACCATGAATGAAAAAAGCCTATATAAAACCGAACCCAAATCCGGCTTTGATAATAATATCGAAGCCATTAAAGCCTATATCATTTCCGGAGGTGAAGGCCAGGAACTCACTAAAACACAGGCGGAACTGAAAGAACGCATTGAATTTGCCGATAGCCAGATACGCAATAAAAACGGCTTTCTGAAACGGGCAGCAATCGCGCTCATTATTTGCGATCGTTTTGACGTTAACAGGGATACTGCCTACCGGTATATGCGGCATGCGGAAAATATCTATGCCAGCAATAATCCCCTGGATAAAAAACACAGGATTCTATTACGCATTGAATTTTGTGAGCAGCAATCACATCTGGCCGCTATGCAGGGTGAGTACCGTGCAGTCGCTGCATTGGAAAGCACTATTCAAAAATACATTGATAGTTACCCTGATATAGAGCGTGGCAGAAATACCCGTAACCAGGTTTTTATATTACCTACCGCTATCCTGGATAATACTAAAAACATTACTGAAGATACCGCGGTTGAGATTATCTCTCAACACTTAAAGAAAATAGAAGATGGAAACCAGGAAGATCAGTTTGAATAGGAGTCAGGCTTTACTTAAAATGGTCAATCCAAACAAAGCTTATGTATTAGGTCCACGCGGTAATGGGAAAACTTTTAGTATTGGCGATCGTATTGAACGGCTGTCAGAAGTCATGCCCCGTTCACAAATTTTATTACTTTCTGATACCTATGATCGTCTGATGGAAAAAATCGTCCCTAATATCGCTGATTATTTTATTAATCACGCGGGGATGGTAGAAAATGAAGATTTTATCCTTTTTAAAAAACCTCCGGAACACTTCAAATCACCGATTATTCCGCTAACAGATTTTGAACATGTCATTAGTTTCCGCGATGGCATGGCGCTTTGCCTGGTCAGCGGTCACAAGGAAGGGTCAGCTAACGCGTTTAACGCGCAAAGTATGATTGTAGATGAAGCTAAATTTGTGAAACCGGAACATGTAAAACAAGCGGCGCTGGTATTACGCGGAGAAAATAAAAGGTTTGGCCATCTTCCTGAATATCGCAGCCAGTGGTTTTTTTCTGATAAATATCCGGTTAGAGGTTCGAACATCAAATGGCTGCTGAATAAAAAAAGAATAGCTGCCGATGAAGCTGTCATTGATGCTATTGTTACCCTGCAATTACAGGTATATCAATTGGAACAGAAAATCAATAATGCGACCAGTGAAGCAACTAAGTATTACTATAATTGTCAGAAAGAAAAGATTGAGGCATGGCTGAATAAAGTCCGGATGGACCTGATCTTTTATTGTGATGGTATCCCCTATGAAAACATTGATAACCTGGGTATTAGATATTACCGTGATCAGAAACGCGAATTAACCGACTATGAGTACAGGATCGCTATACTGAATGAAGATCCGGACAGTGTTGAAAACGCTTTTTATCCGGCCCTGAATAAACAACAACACTACTATTCCCTGACTAATGATATAGATACTTACCGTCCGTTAGCTATCGCATTGGATTACAACTGGCGTATTGTGCCGATGGTAGTAGGACAGGCAGGTATTCTACCAGGTAATGAAGTTAGTACGTTCAACATCGTGGCCGGCCTGCATACACTCAGAGACGGTGGCATCGTTGAGACCTGCAAGGCCTTTGACAAACAGTTCGGGGCACACCAGTGTAAGACCGTACAGTTTTGCTATGATCAGACAGCCATTGGTAAGAGCCCTGCCGGTAAAGCCTTCTATCAGATAGTCATTGATACACTCACCTCACTTGGATGGAATGTAATGCAGGCATACATAGGGCCTGCTACTGAGCATGACAGCAGGCATGAGACGTTCAAGAACTATATGGCCAGGACAGATGAAGGCTCCCTACGTATCAATCAGTCACGCTGTGAGTTCCTGTTACTGTCCATGCAGCAGGCAGGCGCTATCACTGTCAACGGTAAGACTAAGAAGGATAAGAGCAAGGAAAAGAAAGACAACTACCCACCCGAAGAAGCAACGGACTACAGTGAGGCCTTTGACATGCTGCTCATTGCCTGGCTGAAGAAGAAACTATACTTCAATGCTGAATCCAAACACGGGACAGGCCTGGCATTCCGTTAACCTCATTTCATATTCCTGTAGAAAGCGACTGTCCGCCGCGCTGACTGATAGGGCGTGCCGTGCTGGCCACCGCCTATCACTACAATTTTTCGCTTTTTTTCCGCTGAAAGCCGTATAAAACAAGGATTCCTTTAAAAAAACAACGCATGGAAGTTTTAAACTCCCCCTTAAATTATTTTAAACTTGCTTATTAGAAAATAAAAAAGAGTAAGGGGAAAACAGGGAATGGCCACTTTGACAAAAAAACGGGAAAATTTCAAAATGGCTGAAAAGTGTGCCTAACTGTGCCTAATAAGATAAAGTATTGAAAATCAATTAATTAGTATTCAAAAGTGTTAGGCACACCCCCTATTTTATTAGGCACGCTTAGGCACAGTTAGGCACACTAGGCACATAGGCACACCTTTTTACCTCAGTCTACCCCGAAAAAAACATAAAGTCCCGCCGGTTTTGGGTTTTTACTGTCCTTTAGAAAAAAAGATAATAATCTAAAAATAAATGATATTATACATCGAAATTTATTGCCATCTGGATTACCTTAGCCTGTCGGTGCCGTCTTAAGCGGATTTTTGTTTACCGATATCCCGCTGAATGAGGGTATCCTGCAATATTCTTACCTGTGCCTCCAGTTCCAGGATGCGTTGATCCTTTTCGTGACAGCGCGGACAATCGGAAAGGGCAATCTTTGTGTCCGGTTTTTCACCTACAGGCGCCTCTCCTTTGAACTGAATCTCCGGGATGCTATCATCAAATAAAGTATTGAGATCGAAGTTATTTTTTAGGAGCCAATCTATGTAATCTTGGGTAACGCCCTTCTTACTACCTCTCTCATATTGGGAAACAGGACTACTATCTGCCCAGTTTAATTGTTCAGAAAGTTCAACCTGCGTTAAATTCATTAATCTTCTAGCCTGCTTTAACTTGTTGTGTACTAAAGCCATATGAATTAATTTAATAAATATCTATCTTTTTGATCTATTTTATTTGTAAATTGTACAAATCGTACAATATCTTTGTGATGTAATCAATCACAAACACGTTGATGAAAACATCAACGGCTAAAGTTAATAAAAATTGTATGAGCGCATCTGAAACCACACAATTAACAGAAAGACAACGCAGGAAACTGCATTCTTTCATGCGTGCCAAACAGGGCAATTTAAAACTAGCTAAACAGCTAATGGGAATCAGTGAGAACACGCTGAAACGTTCTGTACTGGGTGGAAGCATTACTCCAGATACACTGGCTAAAATCAAAACAGTCTTACCAAAACTGAAATGATAATGATACAAACTTCATTTTCTAAAAATTGGAACGGCAAACTCCTGATGCCTTACTTCGGTACCATCCGTTTGTACAATGCCAAAAAGTATTACCTGGGCGCTGAACATGAAATTGTGTTGAATGATACCTTTTTGGGAGTGGCTACTATAGCCGCAATGAGGGAACTGGAATTTCAAAACATCATGAACTCAATGACTTTCCTGGATTCGGTAATGCCGGCGGATAAGTTCAAAGGGATGCTATACAACATGTATAAAAATAAAGCAGTTGGGGGCGTACATGCTAAAACGCTTTTCATGCATGTGATCTTTCACTGGGAGAAAAGGGAGATGAAAGCCCAGGAACATCTTATAAAAATCTTTTGGGATAAACTATGTGAGGACCAGGCTGATCTTTTCCTGGGACGGTAAAACCTATTAACACGCAATCAATAATCTAACCATGATACTCTTAATCTTTTTTGTGCTTTATGCAGCCTTTGCCATATGGGCCTTTACGGACGCCCAGAAAGAAACTCTCCCTATTCCTGTCAGCAACGGAACAGAGGATGATACTATCCCGGAAGTCGAATACCTAAAAGCATATAAGCTGATCTATCACCTTGAAGATCAGGCAGTTAACAATCCGGAAGAATAATTTGAACTAAAAATAAAAGCAATGAATATACCTGAAAGGTTGAAAATTGGCGGGAAGATATACACTGTTGAGAAAACTGATAAACTAGAAATTGGAGATAGGTATATGGGTGAGTGTCTTTATACAAAATTAACTATGCGTATAGTTCCTTGTAAGGCTAAAACAATCGAAGAAATAACTTTTTTGCATGAAATAGGTCACGCAATTTTAAACCACTTGGGTTATACAAATCATAATGAGAAAAAAATAGATGAAGTGGCTAATGCCGTTCATATGATTATTATTGATAACCCCAATATTTTTGAAATGAAAACATCAGAACAGCTTAGAAAAATAGCAGCGCAAAACGCTAAAAATCCCCGTAAAGAATTTAAAACAGAATATGAAAACATTATACAGGAATGTTATGAATGTGCTGCCAATGGTGGATTTTCCATTATTATACATAAACATGTTTCATGTAGAAAAGAATTAGAGGATGCAGGATTAAAAGTTAAAATTGTTTCAACTACAAAACAGCCAAGAGGTGTTTATCGTCCTAAAAACCCAACTGAATTTGATACTATAATTAGTTGGGAAGATTAGACCCTGCAACCGAACTGCCATTAAAACAGGCATCACTTTTTTAAAAATTGCTTTATGGATTTACAACTTGCAATGTCACTTGAGAATCAGGTGTGTTCCTTAAGCCAGGGGAAAATATTGAAGCACTTTGGAATTACACAGGATAGCCTTTTTTGTCAGATAGGTGATGATAACCCTGATCCAAAATATAATGTTGCCTATAGACTTTATTCAACTACTGATGCATACCATCAGGTAGGTATGAGTTGGTATGAACATAGGATTGCTGTATTTACCAGTTCAGAGTTGGGAATGATGCTGGGATCAGAAATGTATACCTGGTGTGATGGAGTATACTGGCATTGTACTTCTTCACCAGACAATCCTTTCCATCTGATTGATCAGACCGAAGCAAGGGTAAAAGCAGCAGAATTAATTTCCTTGTTACGATTAAACTGCTTATCAGCGGAATTGGTAAACAACAGATTATTCACGGCATCTAAACAACTAATATGAATAACGATACACTGGAATATACCAATGAATGTTATCAGGCTGCAAACAAGGCCTTGAATGAATTGATTGCCAATATTATTCCGGCTCCGCATGCAGCAGCGCCACTGAGTTTTTTTATAGAGAATATGAAGCAGTCCATTGTGGCCATGCATATGAATGCCAGGGTACACGCTTTAAAAAGTACATCCCCCCATAATAAGGAGTAATCGTTAAGGATTGCTCCTTTTAAAACCTTCAAATTAAATAACAAACAAATCATGAAAAAAAAGACAATTACAACCGTTCCTGTTACTAAGAAAGCGCCTGCAACCTGGAAAGAAATCTGCAAGGTTAGAGGCATATCAGAAGAAATTCCTTTTGATGTTTCTAAGCTACCATCAGAGACACAGAACTATCTGATATCAGCCTATAAACTGCCCATTGTCATTGAAACCAGAAATGAAGGGTGGGTACCTGATTATACTAATGTAAATCAGTACAAATACGAGTTATGTCTAAGAGTGGTACCAGCACCCACCCCTTCGGGCTTCGGCCTGTCGTTCGTACGACTACTACGGTGACTGGCTTACGAATACGACTGTCGGCGTCCGCTTTGCTTTCAAAAGCTGGGACATAGCAAAGCAAACATTTGAAGATTTTAAGGAAGATTTTGAACATTTCATGCTTAAAATTTCATAAATAAAATGAATTATGCAATGAAACTCAATTATTTTTCCTCTCAGACAATGCCTAAAAGTGTAGGCATGAAAGGCGAAACGATACCCAAGATCACCTTTAGTAAAAATGGAATGATTTCCATCAACGGGCCTGCATGTTCTTTAATGGAACTGTCACCCGGTGCTAAAGTATCTTTTTGCCAGGACGAAAATATACCTGAAAACTGGTACGTTTTTAAGGATGAGGTCAATGGTTTTGTAACACGGACTGCTTACGACAAAAAAACGAAAGGAGTTTTATTAAGCCATTGTATACTAGTGAGGACGGTATTTGAATCAGTTGGATTTGATCTCAATGAAACAAAAAAATTTCTGGTCGCTGGTAAACCTACTGTTATAACCGGCGGTAAAACAAAATTCTGGGGAATCCTTATAAAATAAACCATGTATGCCACCCTTAAAAATATGGAACCACGGCCCACCATTATTAAACCAATGCTTACTCCCGAAGAAGAAAAGTTGGTACATTTAATTGCTTCAATAGCAATACAATTAACTTTTAACGATGAAAAAAGGAATACGTTATCTAAGGTTCAGCAGCATAGGCCAGAGTAATGGATCAATTGAAACTCAGGATATGTATACCAAACCCTGGTTTGAGAAAAATAATGTTGAGCTCATAGACACATTTATTGATGCAGGATACACCGCCAGGACATTCGACCGTCCGGATATGAATAAGTTGCTTGAATTTATTAAGCAGTATCATAAAATGGTGGATTATCTGGTAGTTAGTGAATTTGACCGTTTCAGTCGTGATGCAGGAGAAGCATTGAGTTTGATTAAAAAATTACAGTTAAAATATAATGTTCAGATTGTATCGGTGATCGAAGGAATTACATTCGATTACCGGGATAACAGTTCTTTTTTTCGCGCGGGACTATCTGTTTTGCTGGGTGAAGAGGATAACATTCGCCGCATCAATAAAATAAATTCAGGTATTTATCAGGCAAAGGCCAGGGAAGGCAGGTATATACATGGGCATCCTCCATATGGTTATAGGAAAGAAGGTGAAGGCAAATCCAGGCACCTGGTCGTTTATGAAGATGAAGCAAAAATAATCCGCTACATGTTTGACGCCTATTTACATAATACCCCTTTATATATTATTGAACAAAGGATAAAAGAAATGGGTTGCAAGTTTACCAGCAATTTTTTTGTTCAAAAGATGTTAAATAATCCTGTTTATAGTGGGCAACAGTTAGTTAAATCATGGAGAGACCTTCCGGGAGGCCTGTTTCCAGCACTTCATACGGCTATTATTGATATGCTGACGTGGCAGCAGGTACAGGATAAACTACATGGCACTCCTCATATCAGGGTCTCTATTTCGGACGAAATGCCTTTACGGGGTGTATTGCATTGTCATTGCGGGAAATTGCTTACCGGGGCTCCCAGTAGAAGCCGCAGTGGGAAATATTTTTACTATTATAAATGCAGTACGACCAGTAAGCATAATAACATTTCCGTTATTCATGCCCATAAACAATTGGATGAAATGTTGCAGTACCTAAGCCTGCCGGAGAGATTAGTTAATGCTATTAAGGACCAGTCAGACGGCATGTTTGAACAACGGATGCGGGAAAATAAAAAATTAGCAATCCAGAAGAAACAAGAACTGGAGAAACTGGAAATTCAATTGCATAATATAGAAGAGAAATGGATTAATAACCAGATGCCATTTGAAAGTTATAATCGTTGGTTGAATGACCTTACCCAGCAACGCATCCAGCTAACCGCGCAAATAGAAAAGCTGAAACAGGATAAAACACAGTCACGTTTTATTTTACTTAACAATCTTGACAGGTTAACAGACATGAAATATGTATACCAGTCTGGTAATACACTGCAAAAGCAGGAACTGATCAGACTGGTGTTCGACAATTCCTTAGCTTATAGGGAGGGTGTTTATCGAACCACCTATTTAATGCCTGTATTTAGTATCCGCTCAAAAAGTCGGGGTAAAGAGATTTTGGATGCAAGAAGCCAGAGAAGGCATACTGTATAGACCAGTAATACGGTCATTAATATATTGATAAGCAGAGATATTCAATTTTTTAGCGGTT